CTGACGGCCCCGCGCCTCTCGCAGCTCGGCCTCGTCGACCGCGTGCTCTCCGAGCCGCTCGGCGGCGCCCACCGCGATCCCAAGCTCATGGCGACCACCCTCAAGAAGGCTCTCGTCGACGAGCTTCGCGTCCTCATGAAGCACGACATGCCGACGCTGCTCGCACGCCGCGCCGAGAGGCTCGAGGGCTACGGCCGCTTTGAGCGCCTCGCTGAGGAGGTTCCCGAGCCCGACGCCAAGGCCGATCCCTGCGATTGCTCGTGCGCCAAGAAGGCCGCACAGGCCGCGAAGTCCGTGAAGGCCAGGCCTGCCGCCGAAGAAGCGAAGGCCGCTGAAGCGGAAAAGGCCGAATAAGCGGACCTCACCGTCCCGCCCGTCTCAAAAAGGCACGTTTCTCCATGGAGGACGTGCCTTTTTTGGATTTCTTCCCGTTCGTGTCGCCCGCCGCAGTACAATGACGGCTTTGTTTTTCACGGCCCTTTGAGTCCCTCCAGTCCGCCCATGTCCGACGCTCCCAGAAAAGCCCCAGCCCGCAAGTCCGCGCCGCGCCGCTCGAAGGCGCTCGCCGAGCGTCTGACGCAGCTCGTCTACGACGCGCTCTCCGATGCGGCCGAAACGCTTCTCGGCGTCAAGGGGGACGAATTCTCGCTCAGGCCGCTCAATCCCGTGCGCGTCGTCGTGGCGCTTTCGGGCGGGCGCGACTCCATGGCGCTCCTTGACGTCGTCGAGAAGCTCTTTCATCGTCCGCGCCAGTTTCTCATCGCCCGCGTGCATGCGGTCTACGTCAATCACGGCCTCTCGCCCAATGCGAACGACTGGGAGACGCACTGTCGCGCCGAGTGCGAGGCAAGGCGCATTCCGTTCACGCCCGTGCGCGTGACGGTCAGGCAGACGGGCGAAGGCGTCGAGGCCGCGGCCCGCGAGGTCCGCTACAGGGCGCTTGCGCGCTTTGCACGCGAGGAGGCCTATGACGTCGTGCTGACGGCGCATCACGAGGACGACCGCATCGAGACCTTCCTCATGCAGTGGATGCGCGGCGCGGGGCCCGAAGGACTCGCCGCCTTTCCGCAGACGCGCGAGCTCGTGATCCCTGGACTTTCAGCCTCGAGAAACGCGCCGCCGCTTCTGCTCGTGCGCCCCTGGAGCGGCGTGCTTCGCGCCGACATCGACAGGTACGCCCGAAGCGTGAAGCTCAGCTACGTCGAGGACGAGTCGAACCGGAGTCCGAAGTACCTGCGCAACCGCATCCGCCGGGAGGTCGTGCCGCTTCTCGACAAGATCCGTCCGGGCTTCAGGCAGGCCGCGGCGCGCGCCGTTTCGCTCACGGCCGAGGCGGCCGAGGTGCTCCGCTCCGTTTCGCTCGACGATCTTGCGCGGTGCAGGGACGAGGCGAATCCGCACGCCCTGCGCATTCCCGCGCTTCTCAGGCTGATCCCCGCCCGCCAGGCCTGGTGCCTGCGCACCTGGATGCAGGAGGAAGGCATGCAGCTGCCCAACCGAGCGCGTCTTGAGGAGGGGCTCAGGCAGGTGAGGCAGAGCCACGCCGACTCGCAGCTTGCGCTTCAGGTGCGCTCCAAGGAGATGCGCAGGTGGGGCGACCTTCTCGTCATCCGCGACGTCTCGCCCAGACGGTCGGAGGATACGCGCGATGCGGTGCTCGTCTGGGAAGGCGGCGACACGCTGGCGCTTCCCGGCTGGAACGGCTCTCTGGCCGTCATTCCGTGCCTGCCCGGAGAGTGCGGCGTGAGCGCGAGGCGCCTGCGCGATGGCACCCTCGAGGTTCGCGCCCGCCGCGGCGCCGAAAGAATGAAGCTCTGGCCGAACCGTCCGTCGAAGTACCTCAAGGACCTCTTCGCCGAGGCGGGCGTGCCCGCCTTCGAACGCGCCGACCTTCCGCTCGTCTGGCTCGACGGGGAGCTCGTCTTCACGGGCGCGCTCGGCATGGACATCCGCTTCTGCGACGAACTCGCCCACGACGACACGCTCGTGCGCTTCGAATTCAGGTCCGAAGCGAGTCTGCTCGGAGCGCCCGCGGACAGGCCCAATCTCGCCGACAGGCCCGCTTCGGAGCGTCGAGGCGGGCGCTGAGAACGTTTTTTCCGCTTTTGCCGGAACAAGCGATGCCTGTGGACTTTTTTTCATTACTTCTGTAGAATGCGAAACTTATCTGACGTCGGAAGTGTGGCAGAGTGGTTGAATGCACTGGTCTTGAAAACCAGCGAGGGGCAACCCTTCGTGGGTTCGAATCCCACCGCTTCCGCCAGAGCTTGTTGTGGCACAGGAGAAATTCAAAAGCCGCTCCAGTGACCATAAAGAAAGCCATAAAAACAGGCAAAAAAAGAGCCCCGAACAGTGATGACTGCTCGGGGCTTTTGGTTCTCAATCCCACTCGGGAATTTTACAGCATCGCGCTTCTCAGCTTCAAGAGCTTCTGGCATCTCTTCGCGTAGGGCTCGCAGTCCTCGAGCCACTGGTCGACGATATCTTTGCGCCAGCGCATGAACCCGTCCGCCTGCCGCCAACCGGGCGGCAGTTTCTGCTGCACTACCCACCTTTCAACCGTTCGCGTCGACCTCTTGAGGTACTGCGCTAGTTCGACTTTGGTCATCCAGATCATCTCTCTCCTCCTTTCTGTTCCAAGTAGTCATATCGTTCCTCTGGTTCGGGCAGTACGCCCGACTTCATAGCTTTCTCAAGCGAGTCGTCCTCGAGCTCCCAGCCGCGAACCGTCTCGTAGTGACGCCCGAGAATGAATCGCTCGTGCGCTTCACGCAAGCCAGGCGTCTCGTCCAACGTCTCATGCGTGTTGTGCTTGAGCACGTTGATGAGCGCTTGACGTTCATGCTCGTAGGCGTACTCCATGAGCTCCTGCGCGACGATGAGGCCGTGCTTGACCGGCTCAAGGTTGGCTGGCGGAATCTCCTTGCCGTGGTTGCGCAGTCGAGCGCAGACGACGGTCATGAAGGCGGCGTGTTGGATGTCTTCGAGCAGATCCTGCTCGGCAACGCCTAGGCACTTGTGACAGAGCGCGCCGAGCATGAGCGTGCTGCTGATCTGGTTGAAGTCCGAGTAATCGGTCGTCGTCGGCCAACGCTCGAGCGCGAAAAAGCTGAGCGTGAATGCCTCGAGCAGAGAGTCCTTCTCTTGAAAGCCGAGCAACCAACCGAGTTGTTCACAGCGTCGTCGTTGGCGGGTTTTCTGGTGCTCGAGACTTGCGATTGTCCTGCGCGCGTCGTCCGCGTCCTTGAACTTTCCGCGCACGAACTTCCGGCGCATTGCGAGATCCTTTGCTCGCTGTCCTTTCTTGCGGGGTTTTTTGCTTACTGGCATGTGTGATCAGATAAAAAAAGCCCTGTGCCGATGGCATGGTTCTGGATTGCCTTCATCGCGCTGCCTCCCAGTCGCGCAGTGCGTGCGTGAGCATGTATGCGGAGAGCTTCACGCGGTCAAGGGCGGCAGGGTTTGCGCTCTGCCTCGCGGCGGAGAGCACTGCCGCGTACTTCTTTACTGCGTCTGCGATGCTGGCCGTGTCCTTGTTGTCGATGAGTCGCTTTGCGAGGCCGAGGAGGTTGGCGACCGATTGATCGCGATAAGACCATCTGAGCTCGCGACGGATGTCCTGGACGACGATTTCTGTTTCTGTCATCCCTCGTCCTCCTTCTGTTTGACGAAGTACTCAGTCGGGAAGAGCGTTGGCGCAATCTTGCCCTTGACGGGGACGTGGAGGAGGTAGAAGCCTCCCAGCGTACCTGTGGCGTCTACTGGGTACAGGCACAACTCTCCGTCACACTCCGACTCGGCCTTGTGCATATCTTCCAGCGTCGCCCCGATCTGGCATGCAACCCGCTTGCGTATTTCCTTTTTCATCTTGACAGGCATTTCTCGTACCCCTCCATTTCTTCTACAAGTCGACGATCAAATTCAGCCACTCGAGCTAAAAAGTCCCCAGAGATCCACTCGCTTTTTTGATCATCAGGCCAACACTTGATGAGCGATTTGTACTTTGTTGCATGAAATCCACGGCAAAATGAGTACATTGGCTCTCCGCTTGGTCTTCTGAAATTCTCACCGTCGAAGTGGCCACGCAGTCGTGCGATTTCTTTCCCTGATTCATTTTCCTGAATCGAAAACATCAGGTCGACGTTTTTGGGGATGTTCCAAGACTTCGTTGGGTTCCATTCGTTCGGACGAAACTCCGGGTTTTCCTTGACGTCTTCGGGGGTGAGATCGACAGAAAAGCGATTGCCGAATTTGACGGTCCTCGCTTCGCCAGTCCAAACTCTATTGAGTTCTTCCGACAGGCTCGGACCGTTGTACGTAGTGAGCATTGAGAGAATCTCATTAAGACGAAAGTCTTTCAGTTCAAACCGTGTGGTTTTCATTCTTCATCGTCCTCCTCGTCTCTCAAAACTCCTACCCAACACTCCATCGGGAAGGCAACCCAACGCAGTTTTCCCTCAAAGTGGAGTTGCATAGCCCAAGACAAACCGTACTCTTTGGCTCCCGGCGTTTGGTGCGCCGCAAGCCGCAGGTTTTTCTCGCCCTTGCGGATGTCCTCCGCGGAGATCCCCTGCTTGAGCAGGCTTTCATACGTTTCTTTGTTGAGTTTCCCTGATCCCTTTATCATTACTCGTCCTCCGGATCGTCCAGCGGTCGGAAACGGTCGACTTCCCTGATGATTCTTTTGTCGCTCACCCACACGAATTGTTTGCCGCCTCCCCAGGCCTCGTAGCGAGCGACAGCTAGACGTTTCACAACGCCATCGCGCCACTCAACGCGCATCCATACGCCTTCCGGCGGCGTCACCTCCGGGTACTCGTTCCAATTGTGCGGGTCGTACTCGCGCACTTTTTCGACCATGTCGGGCGTTATCATTAACGCATGGAACGGGCCTTCGCTTTTGCGGAACCAGAGGATCATCTGCTTCAAAAAATTTAGCTCGGCGAAGATGCGCTTCTTGTTAGATGCAAGCTGTCTGGAGAAGTCTCCGTCGCTAAGTTCGTCGAGCTTGCGTTGCAGCTCGCGGTCTTTCAGTCTGTATTTCATTCTGTATTTCATTCGTCCTCCTTACCAGATCACGACGGCCTTGCCGTAGGGGGTAAGCCGAACTTCGACGCCCCCGGCATATTCTTCGCCCATCATGGGGTAGCCGCCGTCGTTGTACGTGTACGCGACTTCGATGTCGCCTTCCTTTTCCATAATCTCCTGAAGGAGTTCGATTAGTTCACTGATCGTCATTCCTTAATCTCCTGTAGATCCATATCCGCTCGCACCGCGCGCGGTCTCGCTCAGCTCGTCAGCCCACTCGAGCTCGAGCTCGGGGAGCGGGATGATGTAGAGCTTCGCGACGCGATCGCCTACGTTGACGTTGAAGTGATCCGAGTCGCCACTTGGATTTCGGCATTACATCTCCTTGAGTTCCTGTGCCGCCTCGAGCGCGCCATTGAGCGCGGCCAGGATGGCCTGCGCCTGCGACGGGCTGAGGTTGTCGATGTAGAAGGTTCGAGCCCAGTTGTGCCACCAGACGACAAAGCTGACATTCCCGTTGGACAACGGCTTGAACGCGCAGGTGACATTGGAGCAGACGGCTAGCTTGCCCTTCTTGAGTTCGAGCTTTTTGTCGTGGAGAGCTTTGGTCGGCGTCATCGTCCAGTGCTCCCGTACCCGCCCTCGCCTCGGTCAGTCTCAGAAAGCTCGTCAGCCCACTCGAACTCAGTGTCAACGAGCTTTTCGATGCGCATCTGGGCAATGCGGTCGCCGTTATGAACGATGTACGGCCTGCCCGATGCATTCTTCACCGTGATGTAGACGGGCCCGCGGTAGTCGGCATCCACAAGCAAAGGCGTGATGATGAGGCCCTTGAGGGCAGTGCTGGAGCGGCTGTACACCACGCCAACGTATCCTTCAGGGATTTCAAAGGCGAGGCCCGTCTGAATGCGAACGGTCTGCTCTTCGAAGATCGGCGCATCGAACTCTTCGGCGGCGTACAGGTCAAACCCCGCAGCGTACTTCGTGCCGCGCTTGGGCATCTTCGCGTCCGGGTGCAGACGCTTGATCTTGATGTTCATGCTGTTGCTCCTTGTGTGGCCATTGCGGCCGTGATGAGTGAGAGGGGAGTCCTCATAGCAGCGCTCCTTCAGGCACGGGGTCGGCTTCTCGGGCGGCTGTGATCTCGAGGCGGTAGATGTCGAGCACCTTCGCGGAAAAATGAAAACCGGGCCAATTGAGTTCGTGCCCGGTTTCGTTGAATCGCCTGACGACCTTGCTCAGCTGTTGCGCCGTCATGCTGAAAGCGAGCTGAGTGTCGTCGATGATGAAGTGCCGTTCGCCGCGTTGCATGCGCGGCCAGAGGTAGCGCAGAAGCAGTTTTGCGGGGTTCGTTTTTGTGGTTTTCATTGCTACCTCCGTGAGTAGGTTCTAGCGAATCTGGACGCTTTCGCGTTCTTCGATGTGGCAGCCGGGGACTTCGACGCCGTCGAGCAGTGCCTGCTTGATGGCGATCTTGTTGGGGCTTACGGTCGTCTTGACGGTCGTGTAGGCCTCGGGCAGGTTTGCGCCTTCGGAGACTTCGACGGCCTGCGTCGTGCGGATCGAGACGGTCACGCGTGCGGTCTTGACCTTCCCAGTCGCGTGCAGGGCCTCGAGGAGCATTGCCTTGAGGTAGTCGGATCGCTTCTGCATCGACTTGACGCGGGCGATTATGCGGTCGGCTTCGTCCTTGGCGGCTTTGGCTTCGGCATCGAGCTCGCGGAGGTAGAGGGCCGTGGCCTCGATCTTGTCGGATGCTTCGGCTTCGACGGCGTGGAGCGCGTCGGCCTGAAGGATTTCTCCGGTCTCTGGATCACAGTCAATACCGTCAAGCGCAGCTCGGATTTTGGTTGGGATTTCATACAATTTCATGATTGTTCTCCTGTGTTTCTGTGTTTACTGGCTGGTTTTGCTTTTCCGCTACAAGCTTGGCGCACTTCTCTAGGGCGCAAATCACATTTAGTTCAACGATGAATCTTGGGTCTTTCTTTTCTTCAAGTTCGTCAAGAATGTCGCTCAGAATGATTTGAGCTCTTGGGTCCAGGACGATTTTCATCGCAACTTCCGCTACGTTTCTGCCCGCCAAAAAAGCCTCTTTGCTTTTTCTGCCGGCGAGAAAGGCAAGCATGCCTCGATAAACTTTTTCGTGAAAGTAATCAAATTCCTCGAGTGTCATTTTTTATGCTTTCAAAGAAAAAGCCCCGCCGGTTAGGGCAGGGCCGATTGAGAAAATTGGGTGTGGCTGTTACTGAGCAGTCAGGGCGCGGTAGCAGGACAGTTGCCTCACGCTATAGCCGTTGCGCTCGAGCAGGGCCTCGATGGAGCCGAGGTTCATGCTTGTCACGGCTTCGTAGAAGCGAGGCGCGAAAGGCGACTGGAGGAGACGCATCAGCTTGAGAACGGTCTCGAGGTCTTCGCGGAAGAGGTACCTCCAGTAGTAGACGAAAGTCCGCAGGTTCTCGGCCTCACGCGCGGAGAGAACGATCGAGCCTGCGGGGATAGGGTGCAGACCGCAGTGAGGGCAGCCGCCGTCGTCGGGGCGCGTGGTGTGTGGCACCTCGGGCACGTCGAGCTCAACCTCTCTGATGAAGTCGAGGCAGTCTTCGAGCTGAGTGCGCGGCAGTTGGTCGTAGCGTGCGATCTGGTAGCGTGCCTTGATGGCGCGGTAGATCGTCCGATAGTTTGACGCGGTCTTGTGTGCACGGATGGCCACTTCGCGCTGGATGGCTCGCTGTTCGGCGGGCGTGATCGTGGTCGGGGCCTCGAGCTCGTTCTTCATGCGTTCGAACTCATCGTAGAACGCGCACTTGAATTCGAGGGCCTTCGCGCCGGTGAACCCCATGGCGAGGATGCAGAAGCCTTTCTGATCCATCCAGTAGCCAGTGACGGTGCGCTTCGCACCAGAGCCAATCTCGACCTCTTCAGACCATTCGCCAAAATTGGCGGATGCTTCTAGAGAAGGTTTTTGCTCGATGAGGGAGCGGATGTCGCGAACGACGTGATGATGCTGTTTGCCGAAGTATTCCGCGACGATACGGCTGGACGTGACTGGGCGACCTTCGATGACTTTGAAGGCGTTAGAGATAACGATTGACATTGCTGTCTCCTAACAGGTTGTAACCCCTGCATACCATCCGCCAAGATGGTGGGCAGGACTTGCGGGTTGGCGGACCGGCTGTTAGGTACCCGGCGCATCTCTCGATGCCCCGCAAGTCCGTCCCATAAATGGAGACTTGCGAAAGGGGGGCCAGAAGTTGGACTCCCTTGCGGATAGCCAATAAAAATGCCGCTCTATCAAACGACAGGGGCTATCCGCCCAACAGTTCGGGCCGCCAAGCCCGCGTCGCACCATTGCGGTGTCGACACAGGAAGCATACCCGAAACAGAGGCGAGTGTCAAAAAGCCCCCGGCGGTGCCGCGGGCTTGAGTTATTCGAAAAAATCGAATGACTGATCAATTTGACAGCGTTGTCAAAAAGGTCAGAAGGGTACGTCGGAGTCGTATGCCGGCTCGGGTGCGCGTCGCTGTGCGGCAGGCTTGGCCTGCGCCGGATTCTCGTCGTTGTCCTTCTTTGAACGCAGGAGCTGGATCTGCTCAGCGATGATCTCCGTCACGTAGCGTTCTGCGCCGTCTTTCTCGTACTTGCGCGTGCGCAGACGACCTTCGACATAGAGCGGGTCGCCCTTTGCCGTGTAGTCGCGTATGATCTCCGCTAGTCGACCGAATGCGCAGATGCGGTGCCACTCGGTCTCCTGCTGGACGTTGCCGTCCTTGTCGCGCCACTTGCGTGACGTGCCGAGGGAGAGATTCGCGATGACGTGATCGCCTTCGCGGATCTGGGGATCGTTGCCGAGATTCCCGATGAGGATGATCTTATTCACTGATGCCATTGTTAGCTTCCTCCTGTGTAGCCTGTTCGGTCATTGCTTGTTCAAGTTCGTGACGACGAGCTCTGAATGCTTGCGCGATCTTTTCGCGGTCTTCGTAGCAGAGACCCTTGGAGGCAATCTCCTTACCCATTGCCATTAGCTCGTCGGGTGTTTCGGCGCTGATTGTGCGGGACATAAGGTCGGCGAATTCGTCTGGCGTGACGCCAGCGCTATCGAGCCACTTCTTGATCTCTGCGCCGACCTCCGGTGTGAGAATTAGCGGATCAGTGCGAGAGGAGAAAAGTCCGGTACGGTCTTTCGACGCGTTCGCAAAGTGCCCGTCGTGGACGAGATCAAACATGATCGTGAACTCATAATCGACTCCGTCGCGCTGCTCGACCTTCATGCCGAGCTTCTTGATGACCTTCTTACCGTTGACGTCCTCTTGCGCCATCTCTGTCTTACTCCGCATCGTCGCGATGATGTGGAGTTTACTGGTGAGCATTGCGTCGACAAACTGTCGATGGCGAGGTGTCATCTCGTTCCAGGCAGACCACGAGTTCCCGCGATAGCGTGCCTTCGCAATGCGTTCGACTTCCTCAAGACAGCCGCCCTTGCCGTTCCATTCATGCGTCATCGAGTCGATGATGAGAATGTCGTAGCCTGCGTCCTCGGCCGCCTTGATGGCTTCCGTGTATCGCTCTGGTGTGAAGGGCGCGTCCAGATCGAGAACGTCGAACTCAGGCATGCCGGACATGTCAGCGTAGAGAGATGCTGAACCGCGCTCCGTGTCGATGACGGCGATCTTGCCGCCGATCCCCTTGGCGAGCAGAAGAGCGCCGTAGGTTTTGCCGGAGCCAGATGTTCCCGACAGAGCGAGGCGAAGTTTTGAGGCGCTGCGAACGGCCTTTTTGAAAGTGAATGTCATGATGTGTCGTCCTCAGAAAGGTATTTCGTCGTCGTTGATCGCGTAGAAGTCTTCGAGAGTCTTGTCGTAGATCGGCTCGGGACGCTTAGCGCGTTCGCCGAACCACTGCGCCCGCTCGAACTCGTCGCGGCTGCCGTACTCGGGGTACGGGTCCACCTCGTCCTCTGGCTCGGGCATCGGAAGCTCGAGCGGCTCAAGCGAAGTGATCGTCATGCTTACTCCTCTGGGCATTCGAAGCCCGGCTCAGGGGCGAGGATGCAGTCGACGCGATACAAAATCATTTCTGTCGCCTCGAAGAGCGCAACTTCGAGCTCGTCGTTGATGGCGTCGATGATCTTGGTGACCTCTCTTGCCGAGCTTGCGTCCTTAAGGCTCGTGATCGCTGCAATGAGATCGGTAGAGGAATTGGGATTTACGAGATACGCCACAAGCACTTCTTCTTGCCTGTTCGTGACGTAGTTCTCGCAGAGCTCGTCGATGTCCGCGTTCGGCGTATGCTCTGCCTGTTGCGCGATGCTTCGCGCGATGTCAGTCA